AGATATCTTTTAACATTCATGTATTCAACAACCGTTTCATCAAAGGTTATCTGTGGTCTCTTTGCTAGTTTCATTGTAAAAGCGTCAATACCATCAATGCTTAGATACCATCTGAATCTTCTTTTTGGTTCATAAGTCTGTGCCAACATTTCATCTATTTCAAGAATTTCAGCCATTGCTTTTTCCTCTCCTTTATTTACTTACATAATTACTTAGCAATTTATGTTTTTTAGAGTTTTTAATAACAATTGATTCTTTTGTTATTATAAGCTTACTTTTTTCACCGAACTTGCTTCCGACAGCTCTGTACCTATTTATTGCATTTTGCAATATGTTTCTCGCTATTGTTTTAGGGATACCCTTCTTTAACTCAAATTTAAAATATGAAACATACATATGAGGTTTCAATTTTTGCATATCGAAAACATTCACAATATTATCACCTAAATAATGCTCGAATTGTTCTTTAATAAAATTCATTAGGTGCTCAACAAATTCTGGATCTTCATCGTATACAACTTCTTTTGCTGCCATATGAAGAAAATTGCTATTTGGAGCTTGCCAAAATTCAATTATAGGAAGAGGTTCTCCTTCTTTATAGTAGCGAGTATTAAGAACCCAACCCGCTTCTTTTAGCAATTCCTCTTTAATAATTTTAATTAAGCTTTTCATTTTACCATCTCACTATCAATTTTATCCAGCTTTTTTAATATCATTTGCATAGCATACCCGCAACTGGGAACGGTTCCGCTTTTTGGTGAATCAATATTTTCAATGGTATCTACTGAATATATGTAACCTGCTGCATTAGGAGACATTCCTACCTTTGATTCAATAATAACAACGTATTTATTTTTGTAAGTTCCTATTATTCGATACCCTGCATCTACTTTTCCCATTCCTTTTCTAGATTGAGGTATAGTCAAACGATGGAAAACTTGCCACTTAACGCCTCTTTTCTCTAATTCATCAATGGCTTTTAAGATACTTTTTGCTCTTGGAGGTACCTCTGAAATTTCCTGACTTTCTATTCCACTATCATATTTGTAAGAAAAGATAGGAGCTCGTCCATATTTAACATGAGTATGCACTTTTTCCTTTAACCTTTTCCAATAATCATTGCTGATCTCTTCTTTTATTATCCTTTTTAGAAAACTTTTCATTCTTCAGTTATTCAGAGAAAGCAGCACCTTCATTTGTTATGATAAAAGGTATCTGTATAATTTCAGCTGCAGGTGTAGGTTGTAATATAATAACACCTTGCATTGTATTTCTATCGATCAGGTCAGGTGTAGTTGTTGAAGAATCTGCTATAACTCTAAATCTTGTAAGTCCCTGATTCAACTGAATATATTCAAGTATTGGATTCACCAAGTTAACAAAGCGTTCCCATGTTCTTGAATTGTTAGGCTCAAAGACAAGATATTTAACTGCAGACGCAATTGTTTTTCTCGCATAAAGAAGCAATCTTCTAACATTAACTCTATCAAGCAATGAAGATTCAACCTGTAAAGTTTTTTGTCCCCAAATAACAATTCCCTCTCTTGGGAAATGTGCTATTGGATTAATTCCTGCATCATACAAATCATTACGTTCTGAATAATTTGTTCTATAAGCAACTTCTGTTGCTTCTGGCAATCCACCTCTTGTTAAGCCAGCAGGAGCACTCCATGAGAAAGCTATATTATCTGTTAATGATAAAGCACTTAAAATTGCAATCGTTGGAGGAAGCCACATATATTTTTTATTGGTTTCATCATATATTTTGAACCATGGGAAATATGTTGCTCCGTAAGAGCTATCATATCCAAGCTCTTCTCTAATTTGTAGCGCGCCCATTGAAGGTGTCGAACCTGATGGAAATACATCTCCTGTATAATCAACTGGAGTTGGTAGCTCAAACATGTCAGGAATAAAAAGAACATCATTACGATTTTCTGTAACTGTCAGACCATAGTTATTGACGTTGCCGCAGGTTACTCCGGGTACTGTTAATATATTAATGTCGATGAAGTCAGGATCACTAACGAGTTCAACTCCTTTTCTCAAAGAATAAATTAGATAATTCAAATCTTCATTTGTTGCTTCATCCCAATTTTTTGGTGCAACATTGGGAGTAGAGCCACTTTCTTGAGTTGGTGTTGAATCGTATCCGCCAACCAATGAATGATATGTTATAGATCCACCATCTTCAAAAATTCTCCATGTATAGAATGGAGAATTAAAGAATGGATTTAAACCGTCAAAGCCATTGCGTATTGGGAATGAAAACTTAGCTGCGGTTGTTCCCGCAATTGCATCAACTGTTGCAGAAGTGAAAGTACTATCATATACAAGTGCTTGCAGTTGCGCGCTAGTAAGTTTTATGCTACCAGCTGCACCTGAACCAGATAAGCTATTTAATGAGAACCACAATTCATCAGGAGTTGTTGAACCACTTATATTATCAGGAATATAATCTAAAAGATTTCCGACTGTTGGTTCATGTTTAGGTGATGCAGCAGTTAAATCACTACCTCTTTGCTCAAAAAGAATTCCATAATATTTCTTTGTAGAATAAACATTATTAATATATTGTCTTCTTGTTAAGTTAGGTTCTGGAACTTCGCTATGAATAAGAGGAAGCTTTCCGAAGCCCCAAGGTAATGCCTCTTCAGGAACATTGCCATTTACAAAGTCTGTTGATAATTCAACGCGAATACATTTTGACTTATTTGAGAAGTCTCCACGTGAAACTAACTTTCTATTTGTTGCATCAAATTCCCAATATTTATCACCGATCTTTCTAAGGACATAATTGTCGCTTGTTGGATCTAATGATAGATCGCTGAATGATTCAAGTACTGTGGAATTTTTGTCAGTATCATCAAACTTTCTAACAAGAATTCCAAATGAACCAAATTTAGTTACATTTGAATTAACAGACTTTTTAATGTTTACAACACTAATTTTAATATTTTTATTTGCCCATGATCCATCACTTATCGCACGAATCTTAAATAGCTTATAGGCAGAAGCTCCAAAACGCTGTGAATAAACCCAGGGCGTTGTAGGAGTTATATAAGGAATGTTATAATTGGCAAAGGTACCTGTTGCTAAAGTTCCAATGATAGCCATTGAGTTTTCAGTTCTTGCTCCATCAATTCCATAGTCATAAACATCATGAAGCATGTAACGATTTTCTAAGAATTGTAAATAATCTGTATTTAAAACCTTTCCAAGATAATTTGATTTCGCCGGATCCAAACAAACTGATGCAGTTAAGTTATCAGTTCCACCTGGACCAATATTTGCGAAGATCAAATCAAAATTGCTGTGTGCATTTCCCGGACCTGAGAAAGAGGCAGAAACAGTAGCGCTTCCATACAGCCAAAATGTAGCTGCCACAATAGGCGTGCTTCCAGAAGTAAGTTCTAAGAACTTAACATTTGCAACATCAACAAAGCCTGCTCTTAAATCATCGCCCGCTGTAGTAGAATCGTTGTCTCCTAATACTCTTACAATATTTAGTGAGGATTGATTTCTCAAATATGCTTCCGCGGCATAAGCTAAATACGTAAAGTTATCAGGATCTTTACTACCAAATATCTGTTGGAATTCTGAAAATGTACTTACAGTGACGGGAACAAAAGCAGGACCTTTTTCAGCCGTTCCAATGAAAGAAGGACCTATTCCGGCAACTCCAGCTGCCAATGTAGTTTTATCAATTTCTTTTGTAAAAACACCAGGAGAGATAAAAACTTCGTTAGCCATATCTTTTACCCTTTCGAAGTTAAACTTACAAATTTATAAATATATAGTAACTTCTTAATAAGAAAACTTATTTTATATTATTTTTTTAGATTCTATTATACTTTTTGAGTTCGCGATATTTTTTTATTAGCGGATCATCTTCAATTGTTTCAATTGATTTCACCTCCGTATTGTAAGCAATTTCGGCGGCGGAATACGATTCCTTTATTTCTCTTTTAGATTCCTTTGGTTCCAACATCAAATATGCAGGAACCTTCAAATCAAGAGTATAACGAAGAATTCTTTTTTCATCTGTAAATTCTTCTAAATTATTTTGTTGATTTGTGACAGGTTCAAACAATCCGATGAAAGAATAATTTTGTCTCGACTTTAAAAGTATTTCATAGCGCCACTTAACTTCATGATATATTCTTTCAAGGATCTCATTACAATGTACCATATAACTTGACCAAATCATTATACTATAAAAGACAGTAACAAATTCAGGAAATGGAATAGATGTTATTTTATAAACAGGATACTTTCTGTTTAAATTTTTAAGTAGAGGACTCTTCTCATCTAATTCCGTAACAACATCTATTTGAGGAACTTCTTGACCTACTCCCCACATTCCGGGAGTCTTATCAAAATCTGTTCTTAAAACTGAAATTAGGGGCAATTTGATTGTACCATTTTTATCTCTTAGCGCCTTTTTTGCACGAATCATATGCCAACGTTCATGAGGAAAGAACACAACTTCTACGCGCTTACTCTCTTTCGCATTTGTTTCAACATGGATATTTAGATTTTTAAACCAATCATAAACAGCAAAGTCAATGTCTTCAATGCGAATATTAGCTACTTCCCTTTTCATTTATTTCCTTTACAAATTTTTTAATAGCATACCAACTGCAAAAAATTCCACCGTGTTCATATAATATTATTGGATTTAGCTGTCTTTCAATTCTGATCATTGACAGCAAGCCAACTAATTTGCCTTCTTCATTAATAAGCATAGAGCCAGATGTTCCGGGCAAAGCTATATTGCTTGTTACGATAAATTCTTTGCTCACAGTGCTTATAAAGCCTTCTTGCATGAAAGGAAAAAAGAATCTGTAATGTCCAATGATAACAACGCGATCTCCTTGTTGCGGTTCTTCTTCAGAAAGACAAATTGCTGGTTGATTATAATTAATTTTTAACATGCACAAATCTGGCTTATCTCTTGTTTCTACTATTTCAGCCTTGAATCTTTCTCCCGATTTATTTTTGACCATGATGAGAAAATCACCCGGATGCGAACAAACATGTCCTGCGGTCATGATATATTTGCTTCTGTTTTTATCACAATCTTTTGAAAAACCAAATGCTGAGGCTATTACCATAAGTTTTTCAAGCGTTGCATCTTTATATATTTCAACACAATAAGCAGCTTTTGTTGATTCCTTAACAACGTCATATTTAGTTGTAGTTTTTTCCCCATATGATATAAATTTTATAGAGCAATCACAATGACCAAATATCATTATCAATGATACAAAAATTAGTATCAGCCAATTTTTCTTAAATTTAAACATATTAAATTCCAAAACCGTGCTCATCTTCTCTTGCTACTTTGCAGTGCGCGCGGATCATCATCTTATTTTCTATTCGTCCCCAAATCAATTGTGGTTCAGTTACACTTACTATTTCGTAATAAACAGTGCCCCACTTAATATAATCGCCTTCTAATATTTGAAGGTTGTCCCATTCGTTCAATGTTCTTTTATGAAAGTATGCTTCAATAGAATATTGAATTTCTTGACCGAATTGATTTGTTTGTACTATTGGTTCTTCAAAAAAAATGAGACAATTTATGGTAATCGGATCATGAAATACTTTGCGTGTTGATTCTCCATACAGTTCATGTGCAGAAGTTCTTGAGTCGTCAACACTATAATATTCTATTTCTTGTCCTGTTATTTTCTCAATAAGCTCATGGTTAATGTCTCTTACAAAATCTAATTCGGGTTGATCAAAGAATTTTTGTTGGGTGCTCATATATATAAATATTAAATATTAAATTCATAGCTTAATTTAATATTTATTAATGAGGGAAAAATTATGATTTCAGGAAGCACTCCAATAAGTGGTAACACAGCATTCCATTATTATGATAATGAAATCGGCTTTGTTAGCGATTGCATTAATATGTATACATACATTAAAGCAAAGTTGGGAGGTAATCCGGGTAATTTAGGTGTTGAACTAGTTGATAGAGATATTATTATTTCTTTTGAGGAGTCAGTTTTAGAATATAGCGGTATGGTCAACTCATATCAAGCAAAAAGTATCATAACAAGTATACTCGGGATGCCTCAAACATTACAAGGACTTGAATCTAAATTGCCTAGAATAACTTTAGACTTCCAAAAGAAAATGGCAGAACCATATGCTCCGGAAGTGGGCGTAGGTGGCAAATATACATTGCATAGTGGTTCAATAGATTTGCTGAGAGGAGTTCAAAGATATGATCTAAATGTTTTACATAGTGGCAACGTTCCTACGGGTCAGGAAATGCAAATAGAAAGAGTGTTTCATTTTAATCCTGTTTCAGCTTATAGGTTTTTTGATACGACAAGCGCCATTAACTATTTAAACAATCAATTTAGGTTTGAATCATTTACGCCAGAAACAATTTTTTATCTATTGCCCATCTGGGAAGATGTGTTGAGAGCTCAAAGTTTGCAAATGAGTGCAAGAGTTCGAAGATCAAACTACTCTTATATGCTTAATAATAATGTATTAACGATATATCCAATGCCTACTTCAACAAGAAAATTATATTTTACTTATTATTTAATGCCGCAAAATACTGCTGCTGTCATTGCCGGATTACCAGATGCTGTTACAAACTCTGCGAATGCTCCTTTTGGCAATATTTCTTATGAGAAAATTAACAGTATTGGGAGACAGTGGATAAGACGATTTTGTTTGGCATTATGTAAAGAATTGTTGGGCTTAATTAGGGGAAAGGTTCAAAGTATCCCAATTCCGAATGCGGAAATAATGCTTAACCATGATATTTTAATATCAACAGGAAGAGAAGACCAAGACAAATTAAGGGAAGAACTTAAATTATATTTGGACGAAATGACGTATGATAAAATTTCTTTAAGGGAAGCAGAAAAAGCAGAAGCTCTTCAAAGAGAGCTTTCAAAGGTTCCTCTTCTTATTTATAAGTATTAATTTTCTATGATTGTGATTGAAGAATGTTTTGAGGTCACATTCTTCGTAAAGTTTATGAACATCTTCAAAATTATTTCTAACGAAGGTTTCAAAAATTTCATCTATTGAAAATCTGAAATGAATTAAATCTTTTTTTGTGATATTTTTTCCCACGCGATGTAAAAATGTCATGAAGATTTTAGAGGTTTCTATTAATTCATCCTGAAGTTCTTTATCGTGCATAGGGATTTTTGTTGAGGATGTGAATGTAAAGAGGGGAACATTTATTTCAGGACTGGCAAATCTTTGATTAAATTGTAAATTAGTTTGAATATGCCAACATTGACCTTCATATAAATTATAAGGTTTGCAGGCAGAACAAATATAGTAAGAAGGAGGAGAACTGGTTCTTCCATCCCTTAATAAGAGTCCTCCGTGAACATAATAAAGTGAATATTTAATCAGTGCCATGATTCACAAATTATTGTTATATCCTTATAACAATGCGTTCCTGGACGAAACGCATTATGAAAAACTCTTTCCCATGGCTCTCCTGAATCCTCGCACGATATTTCGTATATGAGATCGCCTTTGTCTAATTTGTACTCATCTGCAAGCTTGATCATGGTATCATATCTGTCTGTTTTAAGTTCATAACACAACCCAACTTCTCTTACCTTTTTTCTATAACGCCACGCCAACGCTATCTTTTCTTCATGTTTATTATGTTTTTCAATGTCATTATTTATCACCTTTAAAAGTAAAAGTACATCTGGTGCTTTTCCATAACAATAATCTCTGCTGTCTCCAAAAGATAATATTTCCAAATATCTTTCAATAAGAGAAGGAAGACTTTTTAAGAGGTCTTCGGCAAAAAGATCCTGCAATTCTTTAACAGTGCCACCCTTCCAATTTTCTTTTAGAAAAGGAATGATGTCTTTTGATGACTCAGCGGTATACCAATCTTTATCCTCTTTATATTCAGACATATATTTATCACGAATATATTTTGCTATAGTCGGATCATCTAAGCGTTTGGAGCCTGCCTTAAAGATAAATACGTAATTGTTGGAGCTAGAATTTGTTACAAAGCTATTTTTTATCTTCATTGCCGAAAATCCCTCCTCCTATTGCTGACAACAACTTCGTTACAAGTTGCACGATTGATTTGTCACTTATCTTCTTATCTCTATTATATTCTTCTATTATTTGTTCCTTAAGTTCTTTCATTGCTATGTTTGATCTAAACGTAGAATTGATATTGATTTTTTTATAGTTAAAGATTGGGTAATTAAATTCATAGGAATAAATTATTTTATGTCCGAAAGTACAAAATTTTTGGCCCATTACAAATTTGTCACAAGAACAAACATGACAAACTTTTCCTGTAGTAGATGCAAGATCATCCACCATTACTTCATTGTCTTCTGTGATATTTATCCTAGCCATCCTCGATTACCCTTTTCTTATATTTTTTCTTTCTTGTATACTTCTTCTTATCTTTTTCTACGCGAGAAAAAGGAACGACTCCTATGACCAAACGGCTTAGCTTTCTACTTTCTTTTACTTTTTTTTTTTTTTGTTTCTAAACATTTCCACCATTTTCATATACATATTTTACTGTCGGAAATCTTAACGATATTTTTCCGTTCTTATCTTTTGTTTCTTCGAAGTATTGAACGGTTATTACCTTCCCAATCAATTCTTCAGGATGCTCATAATATCTGATTCTCTGTTCCTGACTCCACCCTGAACCAACGGAAACTGGATCGCCTTTATGCGATATGTATGCCTGAGCCATTATCGGTATTACAACTTCTTTGCCGTTCCTGATTACTCTTGCTTCACCGAAACCAACATCTACTACTTCATATTCATCATCTTCGAACAATTTGCATTTTAAAAGATTCTTTGTTCTTTTGCCTTCATAGCCAATGTTCTTTCTGAGCATCGTTCCTTCAAAACCCAATCTCTCTGCTTCATTATTCATTTTCGCCAGCTGATCATCATCTTCGATTAAAATTTGTTCTAATATTCCTAAATGTTTGAATATTATCAATTCATTTCTTACGATTGAAAGTGGTTCTCTTTTAAGCCTATCAGAAAACTTAATGTTGCCTTTCTGGCTATCAAACTCTTCTAACGTCAAACAATCAAATAGAACATATTTCGGATTTTCTATTGTGTGATCTTTCCTTCTGATTTCTTTCATGATACCTTTGAAATCTTCTTTGCCCGAATCATCTATCATACAAACTTCGCCGTCTAAAACGAAGTTGCCAGGAATCTTTTTTATTTCATCAATAATTTTATTCAAAGTAAAAAATTTATTGCCTTCGCGAGAAATTAATTCAACTTCTTCATTTTCTTTTTTGGCAATGCATCTCACACCGTCAAGCTTGCGAGAGCCACGCCATTCTTCCGTCTTGAAGTTGCAAAATTTTTCTTCATATTTTTCTGCTAACGCAACATCGAATGTTGGAATTAAGTCAGGAATAACTTTGTTGATTACTGATTCGGAAGCTCTAATTTCCAGATTTCTGTCGATGATTGAAAGAATTACATTTGCATAATTCGGAAATTGATTAACCCACATGTTAATAGACTTGATTGCGTCATGACCTGTAACAGATCTGTCATTGAGGCGATCTAAATCAAAAAATAAATCGTCTTCGCACACATCTTTTATTTCTGCAAATAAATTGCTGTTCTTTTTACAATTCTTACCGGTTATGTAATACTTTTTGTAAGGATCGTATGTATAATTTAAAACCTTCTTTATGAATTCGTCGTCCTTAATAGATTTGATTATGACCTTTTTCTCGTTGAGAGAAGATGTTGCCTTCATTCTGTCTACAAAATTTTGAAGTCTTTCAAGGCTTTCTATCATTGTATTATCCTTTTTTGTTATCATACTTTTATTATAACATAATGAAAAAATAATAACAACTTTTTTTTGAATAATTATTAAAAAAATGAATTAGGCTGTATTTTAAACTTCGATTTAAAGCGCGATAAACGCGAATCTCATTCATCTAAAATTCAAACCTATACCAACATATAGGTTTTTAAAAAAAATGATATGTTTTTTTTAAGCTATTTAATAATTTCAAGGAGTTATAAAAAGTGTAAAGTTTTATCTTAATCCGTTTGGAATGCCTTTGTTTATTATTGGAGCCCACATTCGAAGAATCTTTTAGCCTTCTTTAATATACCTTCGAGATCTTTCTTTATATCGTCTTCCCACAGTATCAAGACTTGCCAACCTTTCTTTTTTAAAGCATTAATTTTTTGATTATCATACCTCCAAACTTCCTGAGCTGTTTTTCCGGTCGATTGATTGTGATTTTTTGCTTCATAAACTAACGGATTCATGTGCCAATAATCGCCGAAAACTTCTATTATCTTTTGTTTTTCCTTATAGACGATATCGCAATTATAAAGTTTTTTAAGTTTCGGAATATAAATGTGTCTATTTGGAACAATACTTGGAAATAATTTTTTGAGTTCATCAAATACTTTATTTTGAATTTTGGAAGTATATGTTTTTTTATTTTTTATCGCAAATCTTTTTGTCAATGCCTTTTGTTTTACGTTTTTGTTTTGTATAGAACATGCAACATCATACCTTTGCAAATTTGTTTGAGCCATTTTATTTTTTGATTGGTCAGTTTTCATAGCATGATCAACTCCATATTTGTCCAGACAGGTTTGCCGATACTTCAAATATATTTTTTCTTTGTTTTTAGCCTTATTTTGTTTAGCTTCTTTGGTTTGACTATACCACTTTTTACCATATTTTTTTAAATTTGTTTGCTCCATTTTATCAATAGCTTCTTGTCGACTATCGCATATTTTTTGATTGACTTTCGGAATTTGTGAAACATTTATTACATTATGCTTTTCTTTGTAATTTTTGAGACCATGCAATAATCGTTCTGTTATAGCCTCTTTCCATATTTTTTCAGTACCATATTTTTCAATCATATTTTTATGCAGTTTCTTTGCACTATTACGAGATATCTCTTTAAGATTTGGATCTTTATATTTGCAATCATACGAACAAAACGTTTTTTGCTTATTGGTTAATAATTTGCTACAAATTTTACATGTATTTATTTCTTTTTTATTTTTCATAAAATTTTCTCCTTTAATTATAAATAGTTTAAAGAGGTGCCATTTTAAGATTTTTTATGAAAAATAAATTAAAAATGAAGGAAAGATATATAAATGATTGATATTATTGGTTTATCTTAATCCGTTTGGAATGCCTTTGTAAATTATTGCCTGAACATCAAAAGGATGTAAACTTTCTTCGTGGGTTATAATAGCAACGAAGTCTGCAATATTTGTTTGTTCGTCGAGTTTTTGTTTGATGTAACGTGCTGAGTCTTCAACAAACTTTGGATGCTCTCCATTTCTTATTGCAAATTCTTGTTCGTCAAGGCGTCTAACCAAAACTTGTGTGGGAGTTTTTATAGCATCTTCAATTAATTCAACATATTCTCTCAAAGAAACACATACACCAGTTACTGGTTTAATTGTCACTTCTGCTGTTGATCTTTGTGAGTGAGGAACTGGATAACTATTTTTATTCTCTTTTTGGTAAGATTTAGATAATTCCAAGCTGCAAGGACAGGAAGAAGAATAATCTATTGTCACAGTGATGTAATGTAACAATTCCTCTTCATTAGGTTTACTTCTTGTTTGAATTGAAATTGGATAATATTTTGTTGCTTTGAATCCTGTTTTGAGACTTTTTTGTTTAAAAGGTAACTTTGCTGACAATTTTATATATACATCATCTGCTTTAAGATTTTCTTTTAAACTTAATGTTATAAGTTTAAGCCCAAGGAAAAAGTTGTATTCAAAGCTACCTTCCTCACGTCGGTTGGCAAATTCATATAATGTCAATGGGATCATCGACATTGACAAACCTTTTTGCTCTTCTGTTACATTTGCATATACATTTATCTTTGTTAATTGCTCTCCATAATCTTCTTCACACATTAAGATGTCGCTACCACAATCTTTAGCCATATGCGAAAAGATCCAGGCAATGGGCATCTCAAAACCTTTAATGCCTACCTTTGGAATGCTTAACGCCACAGAAGGTTTGCCTTCAGCGACATCTGGCAACTTTGAATATTCAGGATAATCATATTTAACTGAACTCATTTAAACTCCTTTTTCATTATACTCCGCGTTTAGTGTCTCAAATTATTATAACTTACTATTCATAAAATCTTTAGCTTCTTTTATTATATTTTTAAAGTCATTTTTATATTTTTTCGTTTTCAAAACTTTTAGATTTGTTTTTGTTTCTTTTTTCATTATCAAACACCTCTTTTTTTATCCCAAACTAAAATGTGCAACCTTGGTGAAAATTGAAAGCCATAAATTTTACAAAGCTCAACGACCTCTTCGCTATTCTTAATTATCTCTTCCCTTGTTTGTCCTTGTGGCATTAAGAAGATATTTTCAGCAGACAACTCTCGTTCCCATTGAAGCAATTCATTTGTTAAAGATAATATTTCCCTCGTATCTTTTTTTGAATCGGTGATGACAAATTTAAATATTACTTTGCCATGTGCCAAAATAACAAATTGAGCAAGGTTCTTTACTTCATAAGCTTCTTTCTTTGTCTTTGCTGTTTTAAGTTTGGGCGAGACATTCCATTGAACACCATTCCAATGCGTTAACGGATAAAAGTCAATTCTTGAATCAAAAAATGGATAATAACCATTCGTTTCTATTTCAATCGAATATTTTTCATCGCATAACACACTCATAAGTTCATGCAAACCTTTTCTCTGCATCAAAGGTTCGCCGCCAGTTATAACAATATGTTTGCAAGGGTATTGTTTTATTTCTTTTATAATTTCATCAATAGTGATCGACTTCTTTGTCGACCATGAATATTGACTGTCGCACCATTCACAATGCAAAGGGCAACCGGCAAAGCGAATAAAGATGGAAGGCTTACCAATATTCTTTCCTTCTGCCTGAATTGAATAAAAGATTTCTGTAAGCTTTATTTTCATGATAGATCTCCCGGCTCTCTCTCCTCTCCTGTTTCAAACATTTCAATTAATTTGTCTAAAAGAATAAATCTTATAACATTATTCACATTCGATTCAATTTGTTGAAGTTTTTTGTAATGTTTAGAATGTTCTTTTAATAGTTTAATAACTTCTTTAATTCTTATTGTTCCAGACTCAGTTACATCAAGTTTCATTTATCATTTCTCCTTCTTCTTGTTCTAACTCATTGATCCAACCTTCAAGTAAACGGCAATCATCTTTCTCATCATTATCATAAGTTCCTTCTCTCCAGTAGTTCTGCCAAGCATTTCTACTAACAATCCTTAAAAGTAAAAGAAGCTTTTCTTTACTCATTTTCATTTCTTCGATGATAATTTCACTTCACTCTTTATTCTCTTTTTTAACTTCTGACTCTTGCTTCTTTCTATCATCTTCCGTGAACGATAAAGTGTCAACTACAGATGCTCTATAGCTTTTAATATTGCTGGATAAAGATCGAAAGGCATTTCTGGTTCCTTTGCTATTTTTGTCGTAGCTCATTGTATTGAGTGTTGCAAAGCCATAAGAATAAGCATCTTGAATTGAATCTAAATCAGCACTGAGAAAAACTAATTGCCACTTATCTTTTTCCTGCTTTTCTTTAATCATCTTTTCAATTTGTTCTTTGCGAAATTCACGACTTGAATTTTCTTGACCATCCGTAACAATAACGAATACAACCTTTTCAGGCTGATCTTTCTTTTTCATTTCTGAAATTTTCTTTTCCAGATCGTTAATGCCTCTCCCTAATGCGTCAAGCAAAGGTGTGGAAGCTCTTGGAACATAAGTCTTTTTTGTAAGCTCCTTTACTTCTTTTATTAATTTAAAGTCATGAATAACTTCGTAAGGCTCTTGAGTATCGAACTGAACGAGAGTGCATGTACACTTTCCTTTTTGTTCTTTCTGCTCTTTTAAGAAAGTATTAAAGCCACCAATTACATCATCGCGAATACTTTCCATTGATCCAGTGCGATCTAAAATAATGCTAATGTGTGTATAATTTTTTTTCATTTATCCTCCATAAAAATAATAATGTATTGATTATTGTTTAAAAAGTAGTTTCTATCTTCTAAAAATAAACCGTCATAAATTAATATTTTTTTCATTCTTTATCTCCTTCCGCCGTGTTAAGTCTGGCCAGCTGACAAATCCGTGCCACGCATCTCTCTTTTCTACAGCCTTTTCAAAAGCTTGCAAACAGTCCACTAAAAATTCTGTTAAGATATAGTCGGGAGTATCTGAACCGTTTTCCATGCTGAGTTTGTTAATAAGATTATTAAGTTCTTCTACAAATTCCTTCTTCATTATTTATCTCCTTTTTTAAGTTCCTTTTCCTTAAACAAAAAAATACTTTTATCTTTATTTTCATCTCTATCGAACACTACATAATAAACAAAGCTATTTATTCTTTCATCAAAATAATCAACTTCTTGTACTACTCCGATCGCATCTTTTACAAGCAAATTTTTGTAGTGAAGCCAACCAGGTCTTTTTTCTTCTGTAATTACGGTAGTTTCTTTTAGAGCTATTTTATCACCTACCTTAAATTTAGCTCGATCAAACAATACTTTTTTGTACATTTCGTATGTTTCTAATTGATAATTTAAGTCTGAAAAAGATACCGTTTTCAAAAATTCGATAAAAGTTTTTAAATTTTCCTTCATTTATTTGTCTGTCCTTTCGCGCAAAATACATTTTTGTATTCTAGTTGCCTCATAACATACGACTTATTATAAAACACTTTCAAGACAATTTCAAGGACTTCTTCTATATCATCTCTGGTAAGACATTGTTTTGACAACTCCTCAACTAAATCATTGACGAGTTGTTCTCTTTCCTGTTCTATTATTATGAGACAAGAATCCGCACACTCTTTCTTTATATCTTCTAAATTAGGAACATCAATGCATTTATGCGAAGCAAAAAATATTAATATAAGAATAATAAGTGCCAAAAGCATTATCCATATTGTTTCATTTCTTCCGTTCATTCTTTTTTTCTTAATATTTTTTTAAATATATTGATAATTT